CCTTGAGCGTGCCGAGAAAGCCGATGTCCTTCGGCTTGTAGTCCGGGTTGAGACTGCTTTCGTTTTTCCTGATCGCTGACGCCATGTCGTCATCGCTCATCCCGTCCGGGAACTCAAGAACATTTCCCCAGGCTTCTACACGTTGAACCATCTAATCAAATCTCCCTGTTGCTGGATTGAATTTGCGGACTTTTGGATTTTCTTGTTCCGATGCGGAACCAGGCTGCCGCCTTGACTGTAGTTGACTGGCAAGAGAATTCACCTTGCCCGCAATATCAACGTTCTCATCCATTGGCGAGAGTGTTTTGCCAACCAGTTGGGCGGCTGTTTTCTGCCCGGAAGTGCCAAACAGAGGATTGCCATTATCATCAGCAATTACGCGCTTGGAGCCATCCGACATGATTGCAACGATGCCTTGATCGGTTTCTACGGTTCTGCGTACCGTGGGAGCAAGACTGCCTGAACTTGTGCGCCGCCCTGCTCCAAGCGAGCCAGCGGAATATGCTTTAGCCATTGCACGGTTCTTCTCAGCACCAGATTTTTGATTATCGATCTGCGCGTCCGTTAAGCGCGTCTTGTCCGCTGCACCTTGCCGATCCAGCAAGAATTTGGAATATTTCTCGGGATCAAGGGTGGAGGTTGCCCAATGATCTAAATCAATTACTTGTTCTCCGCTCCCGGAAATATTTACTTTCCATTTACCATCATTCGGATCATTAGGGTTAACCTTTACGGGACGATCTTCCAGTTGAATGCCGCCGCGCTTCAGATTATCCATGGCCCCGTCCACGTTCCCGCGCTTTAAGTCCATAGCGGCATCAAAAATACCTGTTCTTTTTGCTGCAACCAGAGAGTCCAGCCACGGACCGACATCTTTCCCCATTCCATGCATTGCCGCGGCGGCACGAATGGCATTCAGTTTAGCCGGTTGATTTGCCAAATCGCCAAAGCCGATTTGTTTCACGATTTCGTGTATCGGGTTGAAATCTTCATCCGGTTGGGTTGGTTGTGGCTGACTCTTCGCGGGGGAAACGCTTGCCAGACCAGGAACCTGATACGCACCGGCAGCATTGTTGGATAACAGTCCGGTATCAGGAAGCGTATCCGGCCCCAATCCTCCCTGGTTCTTCATGACCAGGCTTCGTGGTTCCGGCGAACTGCCTGGATTGCTCGCCTTGAAAATCGGAATTAAAGAGCTGGCAAAGCCTTCCCGATCCGGGCCTTTTTCACCCTTTGCTCCAGCAGCTTTGGTCTCCGCTTGCTCTGCAAGGATGCGATTCCTCTCTTCCCGCGCATCATTGAGGCCGTCGTGATATTGCTTATATTGATACATCTGCATGGCATTCCCTATGCCATCAGCCAGACCCGCGGCAAATCCTCTTGCCATTATTGATCTCCTGAAATGAAAAAACCCGCCGGAGCGGGTCTATTTGTGAGTTAATTTTTACCTTATGAAATCCAGTTGAATGCTTTAGCTATAAGCGCGAGCAAACCCAAGCCAAGAGTAGCCATTACTGTAAAAGTAAAACGAAAATCTCTGTCCGCTTTCTCCCTGACTTGCGCGAATTCGGCTCTGATACTCGCAAAGTCTTCCCTACTTTCCTTTCTGAAATCCCGCAGATCGGCCTTAATCTCCGATATGTCAGATTGCATATGCTCAACATGAGCTTCCAATTTAGCCATGCGAACTTCCATGCCGAGTTCTCCTGATTCAGAGGGTCTTTCCATTATTTTAGTATCGTTTTCCATTATTTAAAGCCCTACTGAACGCAATCAAAAACAAATTCACTTGAAAAATGAACTGGCTTTATATATATCCGCGCATATCTGTTGTGCTTTGAACACTCTTTGTCAGCCAATTTCTGCGCGTCTGATACAGACATGCTTGGCGAATCAATCACTACTGTTCTTGGGTTTGAACTCACCACCTTTGCCGCGCAGCCAGACAAAATAAATCCTGCCGTCAAACAAATCATCAAAAACCGCATAATCAATCCCCCCTTGTTCAGATTGATTCTAGCAGAGCCTTATTCAAAAGATCGATTCTTTCGGCATACTCACGGTGCATCTCGGGATAATTTTCTTCAGTGAATTTCACTCTGTCCTGAGAGTCTTTCCGAAAAGCGGTACAGTCGTAGCAATCCAGTGATGAATGTTTTATTTTGTAATGATCGGGAATCTCCATTTTCGTAGACAGGTACGCCAATACCTGATCGTCCGTCCAATTCTCGATGGGTTGCAGCCTGACCATTCCCTCGATAACATCACCATCGCGGGCCGTGGATTTATGGCTGTCCTCGTTGCGTTGACCGTACACAATCTCTGTCGCGCCGATTTCCTTGGCCTTGGTTAACAGCGGATAGGCGATATTTTCAAAGCAGCACGAAATATAACTTTGGATCATTACCGGCTTTGGCGACGTATGCGATTGACCCAGACGAGTCCAGTTGATGGGCACGACATCCGCTGGAAATCCTTCACGCCGGTTCTGCTCAGATTGATCGCTCTTTACCGTGATTACCGGGACAATTGACCTAGCGTACTCCACCATTGCCCCTGTCTCTGGGTACGCTTTGCCGGTATCCACGTAGATAGCACAATCCAGACTATCCGCAAGTAAATGCAGGCAGGCCATCGAGTCTTTTCCACCAGAGAACGCAAGAACTCTCATTAATATACTGCTCCCGCCATACCCAATGTCCCCACCAGGCTTCCTAGACCCCCCATGGCATCCTGTTGTTGTTGCGCGCTTTGTAATTGACCTTGGTACAATCCCAGTCCGATATTCGCTGCCGATTGGTTGCCAGCCTGCGCACCGCCGAACCACTGAGCAGCAGAATTAAGACCGGCCGCATGAGCTGCATTCCCGGCGTTCATGTTTCCAACCGCGCTGTTTCCGGCACTCAATGAAGCCGAGTCTGTCGCTATCCCGGTCTGAGGAAGATTCCGCCCGAGATTGGCGGCATTCTGACGGAAAGCCATTCCTTGCAACTCGGTATTGCGCCGTGCCTGATTCATCGCGCCTGCCGTGTCCTTGGCCTGCGCGAGTCCCATCTCGTTATTCAGTGCGGCAAACTTTCCTGAGTTCGGATTGACCCCCAGCCTGCCCATTGCCCGAGCCTGCTGATCCTGCATTGCTTGGTAGGCGCGAGTCGTGTCCGCTCCGGCCTCACCCGCCATCCTCTCTTTGCGCTCTGGAGAATCGAAGTTGTTCGCATCGTCCACCATGCGCTGCTCGACCGGCTGGAACAGGTTCTTGTAGATGTTCCATTGCTCTTCAGCCCTAGCCGCATTTACATCACCGGACTGGATCTGCTGATCAACGATCTTTTGCACAAGTGGATCTTGCGTAGCCGCACGCTCTCGCTCCCAGGCAAGTTGGTCTTTTGCAATATCGCGCATGGATGCGGCAATATCAGCATTTTGTTTTGCGGCCAATCCAATATTCGGATCAGGATCTGGCACGTCAGGTGAACATTGACAGATATTTTGGTTTATAAACTTCACTTCTCCGCTCAATCTATTCCATCTATCATTCCGGCTTTTAACAAACATTTACTTCTCCTTTTTTAGGCATAAAAAACCCGCCGGAGCGGGTTTGGTGCAATGATATTGTTTCAGCGATCTGATTCTTCAATCTCAAGCGGGATTGTGTCGTTGTAGCGCCCAGAGACACGATTCAGTTTTGACATAAAATCTTGCCAGTCATCTGATATTTTCATCAAACCTACAACCAGACCAAGGTGTTTTAATAACTCCTGCCTGCCGTACCCTGCTGTCAAATGCTGGAATAGCTTTCCTTTCTTCTCGTCTTTTTTTGCTTCCTCTTTAAGAGCCGTTAGCACGCCAGGGGCAAGACGACGATAAACAATATCGTTTGTAAGATGACCAAAATAGCTTGGTCTATAGTTTGTTTTTTCTGGCGGAAACAATAAACCACGCAAACGAAACATCTGCTCATAATAATCAGAATCAAATGTTTTTATCCAGGGCTGCAACTCTTTAGCAACGTATGCCTCAAGTATCTTGGCTAATGCATCTCTAGCCCTATCTTTTTGGTAACCAGTCGCCTCATCAACAAGAGCAACTATTCCAACATGGGCAAGAGCCCTCATTAACAACATCGCCCTCTGAGCAATCTGTTTTTGTCTTACACCCAGATTTCCTTCTTTATCGGCATCAATATAGATGTCGCAGATGCTTGGAATAATCTCCGCTCGAATTCCGTGAGCAGCCGAGCCTTTCTCTGTTCTGTATCTGAGAACAACATTCTGCAGATGACCCAAGTGCTTGTTAATGTAGGGAGTAAGTTTCTTTTGAGAAAGAAAATGTGGAATTTCTGCAGGAACTATAGAGGAATCTTCTGGAGCATTTTTTGCGATCCATCCGCTGTAATACATGCCCATTGCTTCCATAAAATCAGACTGAGTCAATACTCGCGTGCCATCTTCCAACACAGCGCAAGGAATTTCCTGATCAATAAGTTTAAGCGTGCCGGGATGCGTCACTTTTGGCAGCATCGCCAATTCTTTTTTGGCAACAACCATCTTCATGGCAAGTTCTTTACGTTGCCCTGGTGTCATTTTTGCTGCTTTTGCTGCCCCGCCTATTGCCTTTGCTTTCCTCGCAGTTAAAACAAGCAACTATTATACATACAAATAAATGTTATGTATGTTGTTACTTGCAATAAATGCGAACAATGGACAATAAAGCCTGTCAAACAAGCACTTTGGTCAGTCCATTTTCAACATGTTGGTAACCGATCATCTGGAAGAAGCGGCCGGCCTTGTTCACGATCTTCACGCTCACGTTAATCTCTCGCACGCCGATCTGTTGCAGCGCCTTTTCCCCGTATTCGATAAACCGCATCGCCGTCCTTCCTTTTCGGGCTTCAGGCATCAGAAACAAGGTGTCCTCTCGACTCATGAGCGTTTGGGTATGAGCAGACTTCGTAATGTACAAACTGAAGTTTCCAAGTAACCGCCCATCCTTTCTGAGCGTGAACACCACTGCGCGGCCAGCCCGCTCCTGCCGAAAGAAAGCTTCATAGTCAGGGTTGAAATCAATCGAGTGGCGATGGGTTTCTGTCTGTTTCCAGTGCTCAAGGTGGAGAGGCCTCATCTCATCGATGATGTCCTCAAGCTTCTCGTGCGCAAAAATAAACTCCCCATACTGCTCCGGCTTGATCCGTTCCAGGACATCGAAGGGAACGAGTGTCGGGATCTGGTCTGCCGCGAGAAGGATGTCTGCTGCCAATTCTGGATTGAGCGGCGCACCCATGTTGCTGCGCAGTATCTCGATAAGCTGTTCTTTCAACTGTCGAACCTCGTAATTAAAGCGTCCAGTGCCGACCGGACGCGGTTGGTGTACTCATACAGCGCCTCGCATTCCGCCTGAGTCGGGGTGGCAGAAAACGTCAGCGTTTCTTGCTTCGGGATTTCGATCTTGTTATTGCGTCGGCCTACCAAGATCTCCAGCATCGTACGAAGCCACTCCGGTGTATTAACCGGAATGCCGGGTTTCTTGATGCGAATCGCTTGAGCAATACCGGTCGTGAGGGAGGATTCGACCAGCGTGCCGTTATTGACCAGTCCTGAAGCCGATGTCGTGTCATTCTTGTTCGAATAAGACAGCGATCCGAGGATGGCAGTGGTACCTGAAGCAGAAACCGTATCATCAGCATTCGTGACGGAAACGGTGCCGATGACTTCTATTTCCTCGACCGTGCCGCTTGCCGACACCGTGTCATCTGCATTTGTGACAGCAACCGACCCGACGACAGATGTTGTTCCTGTCGCCGCTACAGTGTCATTTGCATTGGTGTAGGCTACCGAACCCGTTACAGTCGTCGTGCCTGATGCGGCTACGGAATCATCAGCGTTCGTAACAGAGATGGAGCCAACAACCGTCGTGGCTCCTGTAGCACTTGCCGTGTCATCGGCATTGGTATAACTGACGCTGCCAGATACAGCGCTGCCTACTGACCCGCTTGCGGATATAGAATCATCCGCATTCGATACTGCAAGACTGCCGACGATAACCGGAGACCCGGAAGCGGAAACTGTATCGTCTGAGTTTGTTGCGGATACGGAACCGATAATGGTTGTTGTGCCGCTAGCAGAAACGGTATCGTCAGCGTTGGTATATGAGACAGAGCCGGTAACTTCGCTGCCCGTTAAAACAGGCCATAGTCTGCGTGGAGGAGATTTAAATAGCTGCCAGGGATTCGCGCTAACAGCCGCTATTTCTGCCGGGTCAAGCGCCCTGTTATAGAGAGCAACAAAGTAGATCGGATCATTAAAATGCGCGACGCCATCTGCCGCGTCAGCTCCTATGCGGCTATCAATACCAGCATCTGTGTAGCTGCCGAGAGTAGTGCTGGAACTACTCGCCTGCCTCCCGTCAACAAGAAGCCTATGGTCATTGGCGGCATAGCGCACCGCCGCTTCAACGTGAAATTTGCCGTCATTTACCGCTGTTGCGTTTTTTATCTGAATCAGAGTTCCGGCATCATCGCGCAGCGTTAGAAGCGCAAAGTTATCAACCGACAAACACTCAAGCTTCAGTATGTCATTGCCTGATGGTGCTCTTTCGCAATACAGCGGTCGCCCTGGGGATATGGGCGACTGTGCCGTAGAAAATCCGGCCAAAATAGTCCATTGCGGCAGGCCGGTCAGAATTGTTGTGGAACTTGCCCTGTAATAAGCAGACGGAGAGGTTGCGCGAAAACCGATGCCGCCCGCGCCTATGATTGGAGTCACCCCGCCAACGGGAGTTGTTCCACCAGAAGCCGGTGTGAATAGCTTTACCAGCCCCCGAGTCAGGTCGGTTTTTGCAATCGGCGCCGGATACTGCGGCTGCGCATTAAACCTGCCGGGCAAGATCAAACCGGACATCAGGCGGGCTTATAGGTACGCGGGGTTACTTTCAGCGTCCAGCCAGCACTAACGGTCTGACCTGAACTGTTCAGAAGGTAATAGTCCGCCTCTTTTGGCAAATCATATCCAGTCAGCATCAGATATTGATCTGTTGAGGCCAAAGATGCCTGCAAGACGAAGCTGCCAATGTATTTCTCAAGATAGGTTGCTGTTGGAACCGGGGCGTTGTTCGCGCCGTCTATATTTAGCGCGCGCGCGTGCAGGCTGATAACCTTGTTCTCAATAGATGTGACCGTGCTGAATTGCAGCTTCAGGACGAAAACCGCATCGGGAAAATTTGATCCATCCGAGACAGTTGAATAGGGTGCGTCATTCGCTTGAACGATATTACCATTCGCGAAGCTGGCACCATTTGCCTCCAACGTCTTCTGCGTTCCCCACGCGTAAATTGCTTCGTTTGCCATGTCAATTCCCTATCAGCAGATTGCCGCTGCTATCGCGCACAGCATGTGCGACATCCATGTGCGACACCCCTCCCCACCCCCTGCCCTCTGGAATGGAAACAGTCTTCTCGGCGGCAGCTTTAATCAATTCAGCATGAGCAGCATTCACAATCCCAGCCGATGAAAAAGCATCCAGCATTGCCCGAGTGCGGTCATTGCCAATCTCCAGTCCAGCATCCCGGTCCAGCCATGCCAATTGCCGCTTCACCCCGGCTTGATATGGTTTCAATGGATTGCTCTCATCAAGAGCGGCATCCGTGAAATCCTCCATCGCCTTAATGAATGCCTCGCCGTCTATCACATCAAGGATTGCGACAATGCCGCGGGAACCAATCATGGCTTTCGGATCAATGATGGTTTCCGTGCGGCCGTATAACTCCTCAACGATGTCGTTATCCTGACCCGCGGTCGCCATTGCATTCAACGCGGAATCGTTCTGGATATACGTACGCAGTTCAGTTAATTGATCGGGCGTCATTTCGGCATCTCCACTTTATCGCCCAGTTTTTCATTGTCGTACCGGAGATTCATTTCCAGCGCCAAGTCATAAAATTCATACGGCAGCTGGCGACCAAGCACTTCCTTGATGTACGCATTCTTGCAGTGATCCCACCCCTGGAATGGGAAGAACAGACAGTTGACGAATATCTCTGCTACCCGGTAGGCACGAATGTGATTCAGGCGATAGCAACGCGAGGAAATAGTTTCGTCGGCTGATCCAAGCAGAAGCGTGTTCGCCAGTTGATCAATGGCAATGAACACTTGGTAGACCCACTCCTTGAATGTTCCCCACATGATCAAGGATTGCCCTCTGTCACGGTAAAAGAAGAAATGCTCACAGGCTGCCCCGCCACAATGCTTGTCGTGGTCAAGTTCAGGTCGGAGCCACTCGTGCCAACATTTCCATCGAGAACGTGAGTCGCTCCATCGGACTTAACGATACGGAACCACGTTGCTGTTCCAGTCGCATCCGCGCTCGAATCCTGAGTGATTGCATTGAGTGTCAGAACTCCACCTGATGCTGCCGGCGCAAATGTAGCGTTACAGGTCAACTGCGCGAGCAATGTGGTTGCCGCCCCGCCTGTTGCCGGCCTGGACCCGCTATAGATGCGCAGCAAAGCACTTCCGCCTGCCGCCGCGGTGATTTCATCCAGCATCGCATTCCTGATTGCTGCGCTATAAGCCAAAGCCATTTCCATTTCTCCATAAAAAAAGCCGCTTCAAGAGCGGCCACATGTATAAAAAACTGCAATTTCTATACATGTCGTTCGCAACATGTATAGCCAAACCCGGTTTCCTATGCCCCTTTCAATCCATCCATCGTCTCGGCCAGCACCACTCCATTCACCTTCACGTTCCCGGACAGAACAATTTCAAGGTTGTCCGACTTGTAGCCACCGGGAAGCCGGAACGCTTTCGTGTTCGTTACCTGTTTCGTGAACTTCAGTGCACCGTTTGCCAAAAGCTGGAATTGCAGGGAATCGATAGACAAGGGTGGCAATGGCGACAGAGCATCCCCGCCTATTTCGTACTCCCCTAAAGCAGGATCGGCCAGTCCGTCATTGATCTCGCCTGTCGCCATCAACACCTGATTTTCGGCAATGACATCTGCCACGGCGTCCGATGCTCCAGCCTGCTCCGCTTCTGTCATATCGAAGTCAGCGTCAATCTTGGCCGCACCGTAATTCAAGGGAGGCGCCGTCAGAAACCGTTTGCTCTTCCATTCATAGGAGAGCTTCGTTCCCGGGTCGCCTTCCCACTCATAGATTTTCTTGTCCAGCGCGACATAGAGCTTCCCGGTCCACGGATCGGCCCAGATCGCGGTTATGCCCTGATTGATCTTGATGAATGAGGCCGCTTCTGCTTTATCGATGACAAACATCAGGTTGCTGTCATCGGCCGAATAACCGGCGTAGTAGCGGTTATCGGCGGTAGCCGCGATGAACGTATCCGGGTTAAGCTCTCCCCACTCTTTCAAGGTGAAGAGGTCTTTCGTAACGATGTCGCTTTGCGCGCCGATGATGACCAGACCTTGCGGCGCCGGATACCCCACGCCGAATGCAAAACTCGCTACGCCCCGCTTTGCCATGCACGGCCAGGCGACTCCGAGCTTTTCCATGCCGCCACCCATCGTCACAGGCTCGACACCGGTGATCGTGAACGGGTTGCCCTTGGTCATGCCGACAAGGGTGGTTCCGGTCACACCTATGGCGACAATATCCTGATCGTATGTCTGCCGGTACGCGACGGGCCATGCGTAGGGTTTGAAGGGTTCGGAAAAGCAAACCTCGTTTCCGAAAAATCCGCACGCGATACCGTTCGCCATGATGACGATGCCCCTCATGTTCGCCGGCGGCATTGCCCATGATGTGGACGGTAGAGCTTCTCCAAGGGCTACGGTCTCATCGCTGGCCGTATCGTTGTAGCTGGTCGTAATCGCCGCAATCGTGACAACGTAGTGATATTCAGTGCCGGAGGAGGTCGTGAGCGTGCGGTATATCCGTTTATTCATCCCCGAGGTATTGTGCGGGGCCTGTCGCGCCCACGTGCCGCCCGAGGTGTAGGTTTGAGCAGTGGACAGAATGATGGTGACTTTCTTGGTATTGGAATCGACAGAGGCGAGTGTCCATGTGCCGTCCAGGTCAGTCATGCCAGCGACAGCAGCGAACGTCACGGTTTCATACGCCCTGAGCCCGAATACCGTATCGAGCGTGACTTCGACATAACCGGTGGATGGCGTATCGGCTACAGCGGCCGTAACCGTTCCTGAATTAGGTGGCGCAGTATCGAGCCCCGACAGCACCCAGGTCGCGCCGGACTCTTTTCCGGTCGCAAGCGTAGATGCAGGAGAAGGCGCGGACTCTTCGCCCCAAGGGGTAACGAAGGTATAAACATACGAGCGCGTTACATCGGCTCCTGTGCCGCCAGAAGGCGCTACAGCTGGGGCGGTTACAGGAGGTGTGACCCCGAGCACAAAGCAGCCGGAAGGGTACGGGCCGAGTCCAGCAGTCGCGGTATCGTAATCGGACGTTCGCGGTTCTCCATCGCCGGTATAGTAAAAGCGCCGTTCCGTATTTCCAGCAATAGGGGAACGAGCAACATCGACATCCTGGTCCCAGGCAAGCCATTTCTCGTTGCCGTCCTTCTCCATGCGGAACATCGACTGGATGTCATTATCAATGACCGGCGAAAAGACATGCTTTGTTCCATTGCGCGGACGCAGGTCACCCGATGTCAGATTGCAGTTCGTCGCAACCTGAGCCTGATTTGGAGCAAGAAGCTGTTTCGCCAGCCGAGGGACAAGTCCGGAGAATCCGGCAATGCGGAAAGCCGTCACTACTCGTTCCCTTCGAAGAAGAAGTCAAGGATCAAGATGACGCCAAAGAAAACGAATACCGCAAGTATTGAAATAAAGATCAGTCCCGAGATGATGCTGGAAGTAAAGTATTCCATGATCTGATTCATTTGGCTTATGCTTTATAGATTGTTTCAGTCATTCTGCATAAATAGACGACAGGCAACAAAAAAGCCGCTATTGCGGCCTACGCCTTACCCTTAACCCTTGTAAAATAATCGCTTAGAACGCCTTAGAATCGCCCGATATTTGTGCAATTTATGCATTATCGCGGCGCGTTATCCATACTTTGTATGGCTCGCGCCCTTCTTTGTATCGCCAGTAATAGACCGCCTGGGCACCAATTGCCTCAAGCTGAATTCTTAAGTCACGTCGCTGTTCTTGCGTCATTACGGTGCCGGCTGACAGTTTTGCCTCAAATATTCCGGGCTCCACCTGCACCAGAGCGAAGCCGCCGCTGTATGGCGGATACGTGCCAAACGTGGCAGGAACGTCATGCAGCCGCACAAGTCCGGCAATCCATTCGATGGTTACACAACCAGTCATAGTTTCATGCACTGCTTGTATTCCGCTTCGCGCCGGATTGTCAGGCCGCGAAGAACTTTTCCGCCAGCACGGTTCCAGCGTTTGATCTGTTCGCACGCCTCGATGTATCGCTCCTGATTCAGCAACTTGACAAGTGTTGATCCGCAGAATGCCCCGACACCGATGTTATAAGCGAGGCTCACATACGCTTCATACTCGTGCTGATAGAGAGGTACGGTCACGCAGCGCCTGACTCCGGCGGCATAAACACCCTCTATTTCGTCCAGCAGCCTGACCAAAGACCGCTCCGGCGTTGTCTTGTCTCCCATTTTCACACCTGCGGTTGTACCAAACCCGATGGTGGGGACATCCCCACGCACAGGGATATACGCCTCATCCTTATACCCCTCATGCACAGCGATTCCCACAAGGGTTGAGGCGGCCAAAACCAGCATGGCAACAGCAGAACGTTTCTCGCTCATTTCGCAGCGTCCCGCGCAACTCCGGCGACAATCAGGCACACGCCGGCAGTCATCAATCCAGCATCAGGACCGCTGTTAATCCATGCGCCAGCCGAGAGCAGGACCATCCCGATATAGATTCCTATCCATTCGCTCACTTCTTATCCTCCATAATCATCAATACTTGCTCATACAGATCAGCGATAGAACCGAAGTTATCTAGGACTTTGTCTGTCTCCACAGCATTGACTCCACTTTCAGATACATGGCTCTCCACCATCTCCACATCGCGCGCCACATGCCACAGCGCTCCGCCCTTGTTCCTGAGCCACTCAGCCTCATTCTCGAAGCGAATATCTGGAATAACGATCCCCGACACAGGAACATCATCAAAAGCAGCAAGAGCCTTTTGCACCTTAATGAACTCATCCGCGAGTCGTAACCAGCCATCCGAAACAACGGAGTTGCGCATCCATTCCGTGCCGAGCGTTTGCGCCATGCGCCGGGGAGATACGCCAAATACTGGATGAGGCAATTCTTTTGTTTCTCGATCACGACAATCCACGCCGAT